CTCGCACCAGTTGGCGCACGATCGTCGCATGGCTGAACTGGCCGGCATGTACGTATCCGACGCGCGGTGACGGACGGGAGGCAGCGGTGGAAAAGGATCACAACGCATACAGGAGGGTTTATGCAAAAGGGTATTTCGACGGTCTCAAAGCGGCGGGGGCAGGCTTGAACCCCGGCCGCCAGCAATCCATTCTGCGCGGTATGCCGTCCGTCGCGCAGAAGGTCTTCGAGTTCGTGCCGATTCAAGAATCGTGGACGACCAAGCAGATCGTGGCGCAGGTGAAAGCCACGACCAAGGCGCAAATCGATTCGCGAACGGCGGACAACTGCCTCGCGCGGTTGAGAGATGCCGGGCTCGTCCGCGAGGTGACGCGTGGCGAATTTCGACGCGTCCGGCTCACGACGTCGTGTGCCTCGGCCGATACGGGCGATGAGGAGGAACCGGACACTCGCGCGCTCGTGAGTGAAGCGCCGGGCAAGCGCGACAGTAGTGCATCGCCGATCGATTTGCTGTCGGGCATCGCGAACCGTCTGACAGCGGCCGTGGAATCGATACGCGAGATCGCCGTCGAGATCGAAACCGCCGCGCTCGTGATCGAGGAGCAGCAGGCGGCGAACGGGCGCGAGGCCGACAAGCTGCGCCAGTTGCAAGCGCTGCTCAAGACACTGTAGCGACGCGACCCAAGTTGCTTTGCGTTCGCTGCATCGCATCTTTCCCCCATTTCTTTCCCCTCGCCGTGTGTTCGGATTCGCGCGCGCGAGGGACTGCTTTCAAGAGGTGAATATTCCTTATGTCGACGCTCGATCAAATCGTTCAGCAGCTCCGTAACGCCGATCATCCGGAACTGCCGTCCGGCCATCCGGTCGCGGATGGCAAGCATCATCGCTACGGCCCGCGCAAGAAGTACTGGTATCAGTTGCGCGAGGTCGTCAGCAAGGGGGCGGTGATCGGCTATACGGGCACGTTCGGTCACTTCTCCGGCGACGATCCGGGCACGGAGCGATTCCAGTGGAACGGTGCGCCGCTGAGCGAGGAAGCGCTCGCCGAGACGCGTCGCCGCCAAGAGGCCGCCGAGCGGGCGCAAGCGGAACGCGCGGCGCGTGCGGCACGCATGGCCGCGAACCGCGCGTGCGACCAATGGGCGCGCGCGAGCGAACGAGGCGCATCGGCCTATCTGGAACGCAAGCAGGTGACGGCCGAAGGCGTGCGGTTCGATTCGGACGGCACGATCTTCGTGCCCATGTATCAGTACGGCGACGAGGCGCGGCTCGTGGGGCTTCAGAAGATCACGCCGGAAGGCGCGAAACGCTTCAACAAAGGCATGGAGAAGAAGGGCGCGGCCTGCCTGCTCGGCGAAGTGAAGGCGGACGATCAACTCGTGATGATCGCCGAGGGCTATGCGACCGGCCGCTCGGTGCGCATGGCGACGGCCGAAGCGTTCGCGCTTTGCGTCTGCTTCGATGCGGGGGGGATCCTGTCGACTGCCCGCTATCTGCGCGACGCACATCCGAACGCGCACGTGCTGATCTGCGCGGACGACGACTGGAAGATCGAGCAACGGATGCGCGACTGGCTCGCGGAGGAATTCGACTTCCGGGGCGAGCTGCCGTTCGATGTCGCGCCGATCCGGATCGAGGCGAAGAAGACGTGGTACATGGTCGCCGCGCACCGCCGCGTCGACGACAACGGCGTGGCCTACGTCGAGGTGACGTACGGTAACGACGTCCTGCCGCAGCGGCGCAAGCGCTTCGAGAATGCCGGCCTGAAACGGGCATACGAAGCGGCCGCCGAGGTCGACGGCGTCAGCGTCGTCTATCCGACGTTCGCCGATCGCGGCGAGCGCAAGCTTACCGACTTCAACGATCTGCACGTCGAGGAAGGGTTGGAGGCGGTCACGCGGCAGGTGCAGGCGGCGATCCTGTCGGTCCTCGCGCCAGCAAGCGAAGACGTTCGCACGGCCGCCGTCGATGCCGAACGACCGACGCCGGCCGCGGCGTCCGCTGCCGCAGGACAGGCGGAATGGGATGGACGCGAGGCTGAGAATGGCGCGCACACGTGGGAGCGGGATCTCGCGCGGTCGGACAAGGGCACGCTGTTGCCGACGCTCGGCAATGTCCATCTGATCCTCTCGAATCACAAGGCGTGGCGGGGCGTGATCGAGCAGGACGATTTCGGCGGTCGCGTGATGAAGCGCAAGGCCCCGCCGTTCCCGCAGGGCGCTGTGGGCGAATGGACGGACATGGACGATCAGCGCTGCGTGCTCTGGTTGTCGCAGCGGTACGGCATTTCGGTGCGCACCGATATCGTGATGAACGCGGTGCTGCTGGTCGCGGACGCGACGCACTTTCACGATGTTCGCGAATACCTCGGGCGGCTGGAATGGGATGGCGTGCCGCGCGTGCGCTCGATGCCGTCGACGTATCTGCGCGTGGCCGACAGCGAGTATGTGCAACTGGCCTTCATGAAATGGATGATCGCGGCTGTCGCGCGCGTGATGCAGCCCGGCTGCAAGGTCGACAACGTGCTGATCCTCGAAGGCAAGCAGGGCGCACGCAAGTCGACGGCGCTGAAGGTGCTAGCCGGCGGACAATGGTTCACCGACACGCCGATCCAGATCGGCAACAAGGACACCTACGCGGTGATGGCGGGCAAGTGGGTGATCGAGCTGGCCGAACTGGATTCGCTGAACAAAGCGGACTCGTCGGCGGTCAAGAGCTTCTTCGCGACGGCCGTCGACCGGTTCCGGAACTTCTACGGCAAGCGCGCGACGGACGTGCCGCGTCAGTGCGTGTTCGCGGGTTCCGTCAACTTCGATACGTACCTCAAGGATGAGTCGGGCAACCGGCGTTACTGGCCGTTGCGCGTGGGCGGCTTGGTCGATATCGACGGCATCGCGCGCGTGCGCGATCAGTTGTGGGCCGAAGCTGTCCATCTGTACCGCTCGGGCGTCGTGTGGCACGTGACGGAGCAGGAGCGCCCGCTGTTCGAGATCGAGCAGGCCGAGCGGTACGAAGGCGACGTGTACGAAGACAAGATCGCGAAGGCGCTGGAATACGTGTCGCACACGACGATGGAGACGATCCTCGCGGACATCCTGAAGCTCGACACGTCGAAATGGACGCTTGCGGAACAGCGCCGTATCGGCAAGGCGCTGAAATCCCTCGGGTGGGTGCGCAAGCGTGAGTCGACGGGTTCGCGCGGCTGGTACTACGTGCGTGAGGAGCAGGAGCCGGAAGCGGCGCTCGAAGCGGTCGCGGCAGGCGATGACGACAGCCCGCTTTGATCAGGATCGGCGCGCCGCGATGCTGTTCGCGGCGCGCCGCGTTGCCCGCTTTGGCGCGCCGTGGACGTCCCGTGTCCCAGCGTCCCAAAGCACGGCTTCGTGTGCGGGTGCGGGCGCGCGACATGCGCGACGTGAGCGGCGCATGTCGCAGGCGCGCGCGCCCCTGCAAGCCTTTTCCCTTGGGACATTGGGACGTTAGGACGTTAAGGAGAAAGCGATGATGGATCTGATGGAGCGGGCGGGAATCGCGATGAGCGTGCGTGGTCAGTTCACCGACCCGATTGCCGATCCGAAAGTTACTTTGGGTGCGCTCGCCTTTGCGAACGATCTCGGTCGCTCGCTGTTCCGCATCAAGGCCGGGCAGCAAGTGACGCGGGAATCGATCCGGCACGCGACGCTGCTGCTCGCGCAGATGATTCGAACGTCGGGGCGATTCAAGCGCTCGCGGTTTACCGGTCTGAAGCGCGATGAGCGTCGCGACCAACGCGCGGGGCACTCCGTCGAGCGGGCGAAGGTGGATATCATTGAGCGTTTCGCGCTTCGCTTGCTCGATGAGTGGGTCAATGATCAGTGCATGCGCTGCGAAGGTCGCGGTGTCGTGCGGACAGGCGGGCGGTACATCTGCCCCGACTGTGCGGGGTCGGGGCGTCGACCGATCGACGATGCAGCACGCGCGCACGCGCTCGGCATTCCGCTTGATGAGTATCGGCGTCACTGGTCGCGACGCTTTCATGACATGCTCGCGCTCCTCGACAACGTGAAGGGTTCAACGTTCGACACAATGAGTCGACAATTGCGAGGATGAACGGACTTCCATTTCAAGAGTGAATGCCGTAAACTTCGGTCATCCTTTACCGCGTCACTGGATGATCGCTGGCACCGCGCGTTAGTCGTGCAAACCTCTCGGGACATAAGAACAAACAGTGGAGCCCGTTAGGTCGTGTGGGGGCGCTCGTCCCTACGAAATGAATTCCAAAGCCCTGAGTGCGAAAGCCCTCGGGGCTTTTTGCATTGGGGCGCTGAAATGCGAAGCGAGTCGGCGAACGGTGGGGTGGGCGAGGTCTGGTCGGCATGGGATGAAGATCGAAGCGTTGGGCGCATTACCGCGCGCGGCTTCCTGTTAGACGACACGATGGACCGTATTGTGTGGGCGCTGGATCGAGCGGCCGAGCGCGGGGTCGCCGATCTCGCGGCTATGTCCGCGGGTACTTAAAAAAGTCAGCTATTTGCATTGGAGAATCGATATGCGAGTTGAAGTGCGCGACGGTTCAGGTGATCTCATCTGGGCTTTCTGGGCGGACGGGTCCGGCAAGGGGGGGCTGACGAGCCGGTCGTATTTCGCAAAGGACATACAGAAACAAGTCGTTGGCATTCTCAGTGACGCTTGCGTGCAGGCATGCAGTGAACTACCTGACGATGGATTGCGCGAGCACGTCGCGGCGCTGTTTAGTGGATTCATCAATGAGCATGTGAACAGCGCGACTGGCGATTCGGCAAATCTGATTGATGATGCACTTCGCGAGCATGAGGCACGGGCGCAAGCGGGATCGGTGGCGGCCTCGGCGGTACGCTGGATCAGAGGCGTCGTACACGTGCGCGGGCAAGATGATGGTATCCACGTTGTCGTCGGCATGGAGGGAGGCAACGTGGATGGTACGGCCGTGGCAGAAGCACTCTCGCGAGTCGGTGCGAGCGCGGTTGCCACTGTCGGGTCTCCGTATTGAGTGGTTGATGTCGAGCGGTTTTCTCACGGCTCACGGTCTGGACGTGCGCAGGGAGGGGCGATGTCGGTCACGGTGCGAAGCCCTTGCACTTGGGCGATGCGCCGCCGAGGTTGCGGCCGGCTTGATCCTCCGGGGACCCTCCGTGGAAGCCAACACGCGGGGGTGCGCACCCGCGCTTTTTCTCTACTGTTGAATCGCTATAGGGGGGCACATTCACATGTTGACTCAGCAGCAGATCGCGGAGCACCTCGACCTTGAGCGGTCGACGGTTTCGCGTCTGGTTGACCGACTCAACATCGACTATCGGACGGCGTCGATGGATGAGATCCGCATCGCTTACCTTCGGCACTTGCGAGAGATGGCGGCCGGTCGCGCGAGCGAGACCGGCATCGATCTTGTGGCCGAACGCGCGATGACCGAACGTGTCGATCGCGAAATCAAATTGCTGACGCTGGCCGAAAAGAAGGGGCAGTTGGTCAACGCAGTGCAGCTTGAGCAGGCATATGGCCAGATGGTCGGTGCCTTTCAGACGGAACTGCTCGCGCTCTCCGACAAGCTGGTTCAGGAACTGCGCGCGCTGTATGACGTTGAAATTGACCTCGAATGGTTGAACGAGCATATGTATGGGTGTCTTGAACAGCTTTCTGGATACGACCCAGACGGTTCGAGCGGTGATTCGGCGAATCGTGCAGCTACTGCGCCCGCCGGAACGGATCGGGACGACGGAGTGGGCGAGGAAGCACCGCCGGATGAGCGCGAAGGCAACGGCGAGCCCCGGCCGCTATAACCCGAACATCACGCCGTGGGTGTTCGGCATGCACGCGGCGCTCGACGATCCGACCGTGCAAAAGGTCGTGTGCATGAAGTCGGCGCAGGTCGCATGGACGGATGGGGTGCTGCTGAACTACATCGGCCGGCGGATCGACGTCGACCCGTGCCCGATGATCGTCATGTTCGCGAAAGAGAAGTCGGCGAAGAAGTTCAACATGGAGAAGTTCGAGCCGATGGTCGAGGTGACGCCGCGCCTGTCGGCGAAGCTGCCCGTGCATGCGAGCCGCGACAAGAACAACCTATGGGATCACAAGACGTTCCCGCGCGGCTTCCTGAAGTTCATCACGTCGAACGCGCCGGACGACGTCAAGTCGACGCCCGCGCCCGTAGTCGCGGTCGAGGAGCCGGACGACGCGAACCAGAACGTGCGCGAGCAGGGCGATTCGATCACGCTGCTCGAAGAGCGGAACAAGAGCTACTCGGACAGCCGCCGCAAGGTGATTTTCGGCGGCACGCCGACCGTCGACGGCTTCTCGCGCATTCAGCAGGCATACGAGGCATCGGATCAGCGCGTCTATCTGGTGCCGTGCCCCGACTGCGGCGAAGAGCACGAACTGGTGTGGGAAAACGTCACGTGGACCGACGACGCGGAGATCGCGCACGAGGTGTACGGCCGCGCCCGCCCCGAGTCGGCGCGGTACACGTGCCCGCACTGCGGCTCGTTGTGGGACGACTCGATGCGGATTCGCGCGGTGCGCCGGGGCCGATGGGTCGCGACGGCCCCGTTTCATGGCGTCGCCGGCTTCCGGCTCAACGAGCTGGTGTCGCCGTTCCCCGGCTCGCGCATGGGGGAACTGGTGAAGAAGTGGCTGACGGCGGAGAAGGCGTTGCGTGCGGGCGACGACACGAAGATGCGTTCGTTCGTGAACAACTCGAAGGGGCGGCCGTACAAGTACAAAACCGACCTGCCCGAGATCGACGCGCTCGCCGAGCGCGCGATGCCGTACCCGGCATTCGTGGTGCCGGCGGGCGGGCTGCTGCTAACGCTCGGCGTCGACGTTCAGCATGATCGCCTCGCGATCGTGTTGCGCGCGTGGGGGCGTGGCGAGGAAAGCTGGCTGGTCGTATGGGACGAGATCTTCGGCAACGTGATGGACCAACGCGAAGACCCGTTGACGGGCGGCGTATGGGGCGCGCTCACGACGCTGATCACCCACGCGTACCGGCATGAAACAGGCGGCCTGCTGCGGGTCCGGGCGACATCGATCGACTCGTCGGACGGCTCGACGTCGGACGCGGTTTACAAGTACGTGCGCGCGGCGCAGCGGCGGGGCCTGAACGTCCTGGCGATCAAGGGCAGCACGGATGCGAATGCGGAGATCTTCAGCACGCCGCGCGCGTCGGTCGACTCGACGCGGAACAACAGCAAGGCGGCGAAGTACGGGTTGCGGCCGTATATGGTCGGTGTCAGCAAGGCCAAGGATCTGATCCTCGACAATCGGCTCAAGCTGGAAGGCGACGGCCCCGGACGCATGCACTGGTATCGCGACGTCCGGTTCGATTATCTGTCGCAACTGACGGCCGAGGTGAAGGTGCCCGCACGCATCGGCACCAAGCGCGTCTGGCAGAAGAAGGCCGGCGCGCGAAACGAGGCGCTCGACTGCGAGGCGTATGCGTTGCATGCGGCGCGCAGCATCAAGACGCATCTGATGACGGAACTGCACTGGCAGGTTGAGCAGCAGCGCCTGTCGCAGGTGTCGCTGTTCGAGGCGGTGCCGGTGCTCGACGCGTTGCCGTCGGCGCTGCCGGTCGAGGTGCTGCCGGATCCGCCGGACGATCATGGTACGGACACCGCACCGCCACCGCAGCAAGCCGCACAACCCATCGAAACCCCGCCACCGAGCGGGGTTTCGCGCATTCAGGGGCGTCGCGTCGGCCGTTCGGCCTACCTGACGCGTCGCTAGGAGAAAGCCGATGGCTTACACAAGGCAGGATCTGGATCGCATCCAGTCCGCGATCGCGAAGGGCGAGCTCGAAGTGCAGTACGCGGATCGCCGCGTGAAGTATCGCTCGATCCTGGAGCTTCGCGAGGCGCAAACCGAGATCATTCGTGCGCTCGACGGCGCGAGCGGGCGCTCGCGCATCGTTCGGCTGCGGCACGCCGGCAAGGGGGTTCGATGAGCCGGGCGTATCCGATGCTCGCGCGACGCGGGTTCGTGGTGCCGACGCGGCTGAAGGCGGCGGCGTACGAATCGGCGAGCACGGGCGGCGCTCGCGCACGGTCGTGGAAGGCGTCGAGTGCCGGGCCGAACGCGGCGGCCGCGCAAAACCTGCCGCTGATGCGGCATCGGGCGCGCGACGCGATCCGAAACGACCCGTGGGCGAAAGCCGCGATCACGCGGCTCGTGTCGAACACGATCGGTTCCGGCATACAGGCGCATCCGCGACATCCCGACGAGGCGATGCGAAACGCGCAAAAGCAGCTTTGGGAAGACAGCACCGAGGAGATCGACGCGGACGGGCTGTTCGACTTGGCGGGTTTGCAGACGCTCGCTGCTCGCGCGTTCTTCAGCGACGGCGAGGTGCTCGTGCGGCGGCGTCTGCGCAGTTGGCACGATGGCTTGGCCGTGCCGTTGCAGGTGCAGTTGCTCGAAGCCGATCATCTGCCGGTGAGCAAGAACGAACGCCTGCCGCGCGGGGAGATCGTCAACGGCGTCGAGTTCGACGACGACGGACGGCGCATCGCCTATCACCTGCTGACGCGGCATCCCGGCGAGTACGGTCGACAGGCCGGCGACAGCACGCGGACGGTGCGCGTGCCGGCCGACGAGATCGCACACGTGTTCCTCGCGCTGCGGCCGGGGCAGGTGCGCGGCGTGCCCGAACTGTCGACGGTGCTGCTGCGGCTGCATTCGCTCGACAACTTCGACGACGCGGTGCTGTTCCGGCAAGAGGTCAGCAACCTGTTTGCGGGCTTCATCACGAAGCCGCACGCGGAGCTTGGGCCGATGGGCGATCCCGTTTCGGGCGCGCCGATGCGATACGACGACGACGGGTTTTCGCCGGTCGTGTCGCTCGAACCCGGCGGCATGCAGGAGCTTGCGCCCGGTGAGGAGGTGAGATTCTCGGAGCCGCCGGGCGCGGGCAACGACTATGTGCCGTTCATGCGCCAGCAACTGATGGCGTCGGCCGCGTCGGTCGGCATGCCTTACGAGGTGCTCACGGGCGATCTGCGCGACGTGAGCGATCGCGTGCTGCGCGTGATTCTCAACGAGTTCCGGCGCAGCGTCGAACAGATTCAGTGGAATGTGTTCATTCACCAGTTCTGCCGCAAGGTGTGGCGCTGGTGGGTCGACGCGTGTGCGCTGTCGGGTGCGATGCCGATGCCGAACTACTTCCGCCGGCGTCGCGACTATCTGCGCGTGCGATGGGTGCCGCAGGGCTGGCCGTATATCCATCCGGTGCAGGACGTCACCGCGAAGCGCATGGAGATCCGCGCGGGCCTCGCGAGCCGCACGGGCGCGGTGCTCGCGCGCGGCGACGATCCGGAGCAGGTCGACGCGGAGAACGCGGCGGATCTCGCGCGCGAGCAGCGGCTCGGCCTGCGATACGACACGCAGCTCGCGATTGAAGACGGAAACGGCAGTGTTTTGAAAGAGGACGGGGAATGAAACGAAACCGCAAGTGGTGGGACATCCGCGCGCAGGCGCAGGCGGGCGGCGGCAAGGTCGCCGAGATCCGGATCTATAGCGACATCGGATTCTGGGGCACCGACGCGCAGAACTTCGTATCGCAGCTCGATGCCGCTGCGGCCGACGCATCGTCGATCACGGTCGCGATCAATTCGATGGGCGGCGACGTGTTCGACGCGTTCGCGATCTACAACGCGTTGCGCCGCTACGCCGGCAAGGTGAAGGGGCGCGTCGACGGCATCGCGGCGTCGGCCGCATCGCTGGTGCTGATGGCGTGCGACGAGATCGAGATGCCCGAGAACGCGCTGCTGATGATCCACCATCCGCATACGGTCGCGGCCGGCGAATCGAAGGATCTGCGCCGCGTCGCCGAGCTGCTCGACAACGCGAGCGCCGGCATTCTGGCGGCGTACGTGCAGCGCAGCGGTCTGTCGGAAGACGACGTGCGGGCCATGATGGACGCGGAGACGTGGCTGACGGCCGCGCAGGCCAAGGAGAAGGGTTTCTGCGACGTGATCGAGGCCCCGGTCAAGCTCGCGGCGTCCGCGGGCACTGCGCCGCTTCTCGCGCGTTTCTCGGCCGTACCCGAGCAGGTTGTGGCGCTGCTCGACGCGGTTGACGAACCGGACGCGGATTCGACCGTTCCGCCGGAGAACACGCCGACCGATCCGACGCCGGGTCCCGAGCCGGAACCGCAACCTCAGACGCCCGATGTCACGGCACTCGCCGCGCACGTGTTCAATTCGCTGCGGGAAGCCAATCTCGCGGCATGCGCCGAAGGCGTGATCGCGGCGACCGGTCTGCGTGATCGCGAGACGGTCGATCGCGCGATCCGCAACGCAACCGATATCGCGGGGATCTGCCTCGCGGCGAGCCAGCCGGATCTGACCGCGCAATACGTCGCGGACGGTCTGACGCCCGATCAGGTGCGCGCGCGGCTGTTCGAGCGCCTCACGGCATCAAGCGCCCGTATCAACAGCCGGCCCGATCCGGCGCAGCAGCAGACGCAACCGCAGGCACGCGGCCGCACGTTGCGCACGTCCGACATCTACGCGGCCCGCCGCGTGGCCAAGTAACTTTTCATCGCCGAAAGGAGCGCTGAATGTCCAACATCCAAACCATGGGCGCGTTGCCCGCCGAATTCCTGATCTCGGAGGGGCCGGGCCAGATCTCGCGCGATGCGATTCTCGTCGTGGCCGGCCCGGCGTTGCCGGCGGGCTGCGTGCTCGGCACGATCGGGACCGGCGAATACGCGCCGTACGACAACGCCGCGACGACCGGCGCGGAGGTCGCCGTCGGCATCCTCTACGCGCCGTTGCCGGCGTCCGACAAGCCGCGCCCGGCGGTTGCGATCAAGCGGCTCGCCGAAGTCGACGCACGCCTGCTCGCGGGGCTCGACGCGCCCGCGCGCGACGACCTGGCCGCGCATCACATCGTCATCCGCTGATCGCAGCGAATTCCCTGATTCCGAAGCCGCGCCGATGCGCGGCTTTTTCATTTCCGGAGTGCATATGGCAGACATCGCTATCTTCAACGACGACGCATTCTCGCTGTCGTCCATGACCGCGGCAATCAACGAGCAGCCGCACGTGCCGGGCCGGCTCGGCGAGGCGGGCCTGTTCGACGAGGAAGGCATCACGACGACGACGGTGCAGATCGAGCGCGACGGCGACACGCTCGCGCTCGTGCAGTCCGGCGTGCGCGGTCAGCCCGCGCCGAACGTGCTGGGCAGCAAGCCGAGCCTGATTCCGTTCAACACGGTCCATCTGCCGCAGCGCGCGGTCATCAAGGCGGACGAGATCCAGAATCTGCGCGCGTTCGGCGACGATTCGGAACTGGAGACGGTCCAGCGCTACGTCGACAAGCGGCTCGCGAAGATGCGCCGCCAGCTCGAAGCGACGCACGAGTACCACCGCCTCGGCGCGGTGCGCGGCGTGATCCTCGACGCGGACGGCAAGCATGTCGTCGCGAACCTGCTCGACCGCTTCGGCATCGAGCAGCAGGTGATCGAATACGAACTGTCGAATGCGAAGACCGAGATCCGGATCAAGAACGAGGACACGCTCGAAGCGATCGAGGACGCGCTCGGCAACGTGCCGTTTTCGAGCGTGCGCGCATTCTGCGGGCGTAACTTTTGGCGCAAGCTGCTGACGCTGCCGACCGTCAAAGAGACGTTCCTCAACACGGCGGCGGCTGCGGCGCTGCGCGGCGATCCGCGTGGCGCGATCGAGCTGGACGGCATCGTGTTCGAGCGCTATCGGGGCAAGGTCGGCGGCATCCCGTTCGTCGGCGACGACGAAGCGTATGCGGTGCCGGAAGGCGTGGCGGATCTGTTCATCTCGCGCTTCGCGCCCGGCGACTATGTCGACGCGGTCAACACGATCGGCCTGCCGTATTACGCGCGACAGGAAGTCATGCCGTTCAACAAGGGCGTCGAGATCGAGGCGCAGTCGAACCCGATCCATCTGTGTACGCGCCCGCGCGCGTGCATTCGTCTGAAGGCGTGACGCATGGCGTTCCACGATCTGATGACGGACGTCGACGCGGCCGTGCTGCGGGATCTGGGCGACGACGATGTCTTCGTCGACGGCCGGCCCGTGCGCGGCATGTTCAATGCGCCGTGGCTCGGTCCCGATCTCGGCTCGCAACGCACGAACCTCGTCGCGCCGATGTTGCACGTGATCGACGCGGACGCCGCCGGCATCCAGCCGGGCAGCGTCGTGACTGCGCGCAGCGGGCGCTATCGCGTCGTCGAGGCGCAGCCGGACGGCACGGGCTGGACGATCTTGGCGCTGCAATGACATGAACCGACTGAAAGTCGAAATCGACGTCGGCGCGGTCACGGCCGTCTTGCAGGGCCTGTCGCCGTCCGCGATGCAGGCCGCGTGGCGGCGCACGCTGCGCAAGACGGCCGCATGGATCAAGAGCCAGACGGCGAAGGAAGTCAGCGCGGCGACGCGCATTCCGCAGAAGACGATCCGCCGCCGGCTGTATTTCTTCCTGCGGTCGGCCGATACCGGCAAGGTGTGGCTCGGCCTGAACCCGATCGAGGCGCACCGCCTCGGCTCGGTGGCGAAGACGCGCAAGGGCATGCGCGCCGGCCGCACGTCGTTCGAGGGCGCATGGCGGCAGTCGAAACGGCAACCGGACGGGCCGATCTTCGAGCGCGTCGGGAAGGCACGGCTGCCGTACCGCGTCGTGACGGTCAATTGGCACGAGACGGGCGAGCCGGCGTTTCGCCGCGCGGCGAAGACTTGCGAGGAACGGCTCTTGACGATCCTGAGGCAGGAAGTGAACTACGAACTACAAAAGGTAATGGGACGTGCTTGATAACCTCAAATTGCTGCACGACGCGATCGTGAAGGGCCTGCGAGAAGCGCTGCCGACCTTCGAGCGGATCGAAGCGTATCCGAAGATCGGTGCGCAGATCCGGACGCCGCTGATCGCCGTCGAGCTGTCCGAAATGGAGCCCGGACACGACGACGGGACCGGCTGCATTTCGCTGATCGCGCGCATGCAGGCGCGCATCATCGTCGATCCATACGGCGCGGAACACGAGCTGCATGTGCGCGAAATCGCCGCGCGTCTCGCGCTCGCGGTTCACATGCAGACGTGGGGCTTGCCGATCGCGCCTGGCAGGGTGGTTCAGGTTGGCGAAGACCCGTTCCGCCCGCAGCTCGACACGTACCTCGTGTGGCTTGTCGAATGGACGCACGAATTCGGCATCGGCGGGGAGCCGGAAGCGATCCCGGACGGCAGCACGCTCGTATGGGGCGTCGATCCGTCGACCGGGCCGGGCAACGAAAGCAGCTATTGGGATCCGGCGCAGGACGCGCCGGCCGACTATCCGGAGTGACGATGCTCGAGTATGAAATCGGCGAGATTGATCGGCGGCTCGCCTGCCTCGTGCAGCAAGGCACGGTCGACGCGGTGTCGTACGACCCGCCGCGATGCCGCGTGCGGGTCGGCGATTGGGTCAGCGACTGGTTGCCGTGGTTCACGGTCGCGGCGGGCGCGGTGCGCTTCTGGCGGCCGCCGTCCGAAGGCGAGCAGGCATCCATCCTGTCCGCGTCGGGCGAGCTGTCGAGCGCGTACGCGGTGCCGGGCTACTACGCCGAGCAGCACGGCGGGGCAGCACGGCGCAGCCCGAACGAAACGGCGTTCGATTTTCCGGATGGGGCGTCGCAGGTCTATGACCACGCGTCGCACGAGTACCGGGTCGACGTGCCGGCAGGGGGGCGCATCGTTTTCCGCATCGGCGAGACGGAGCTGGAGCTACGGGCGGACGGCGTGACGTTGCGCACCGAGAAACTGCTCGGCGACGTTCCGGACTCGACGTTCACGGGCAACACGACGACCGGGCAGCGCCTGACGTTCAACGGCGGCATGCAGGGCCGAGCAGGCGCGAACGGCGGGCCGGCGGTGGAAGTCGACGGCGGTGCTCGCTACACGGGCGATGTCGAGATCGGCAGCAAGTCGTTCCTAGGCCACAGCCACAGGGAGCAGGGCGACGGAGCGCCCGTGTCGCCGCCGCTGTAGCCGGTCGGTCTTCCAAGTCACTTTGCCCCGCAATCGCGGGGCTTCACATTTTTGGAGTCAGCACATGGCAAAAGAACCATCGCACACGAGTGCGCCGCTCGTCCAGCCGCGCGCCACGTTCGTCGATACGCGCTTTCGGACACGCGTCGTCGTGTTCCCGGACGGTTCGGTGCTGCGCGTCATCAAGGGCGAGGTGCTCGCGAGCGTCGCGTCGCATATCGAGTATCTCGACGCGCATCCGGACTTCAAACAGCTTGAGGGCCGCGTATGAGCGCTATCGATGAGATGGTCGGCATGGATCGATGGACCGGCGCACCGCTGCGCGGTCTCGCGCATCTGAAGCAAAGCATCGGCGACATTCTCGGCACGCGCCGGGGCACGCGCCGCGAGCGGCCCGAGTACGGCTCGGACATCCCGACGATGGTTGACCTGCCGATCACGCGCGGCTGGATCTCGTCGGCGCAGGCGGAAGCCGCGCGCGCGATCGGGCGATGGGAGCCGCGTATCAAGCTCGATCGTGTCGCCGCGCTTGCGGTCGTCGACGGGCGCGTGACATTCGAGATTCGTGGCCATGTCGACGGCAAGGCGGAGATATTCGAGGTGACGGTATGACGATGATCGATCTGTCGCTGCTCGATCCGCCCGATCTGGTCGAGACGCTCGATTTCGAAGCGGCGTATCAGATGAAGCTCGCGTACTTCAAGCGCATCTATCCGGACTGGAGCGCCGCGCTCGAATCCGATCCGGCCGTCAAGCTGATCGAGCTGGCCGCATACGACGAGATCCGATTGCGCGCGCGCCTCAACGATGCCGCGCGGGCGACCATGCTCGCGTACGCGACCGGCGCGGATCTCGAACACGTTGCCGCGCTGATGGGCGTCGAGAAGGCGCTCGTCGATCCCGGCGATCCGGATGCGACGCCGCCGCGCTCGCCGATCTACGAGCGAGACGAGCGGTTCCGATTGCGCACGCAACTGGCGATCGAGACGTCGACCGACGCGGGGCCGATCGACGCCTATCGCAAGCACGCGCTCGACGTGTCGCCCGAGGTGCTCGACGTGCAAGTCGATCGTCCGGAGCCGGGCACGGTTCGCGTGACGGTCATGTCGCAGTCGAATGGGGGTATCGCGAATGACGCGCTGCTCGCGAAGGTGCGCGCGGCGTTGCCCGCCGAAGACGTGCGGCCGTTGAACGACACGGTGCTTGTCGTGCCGGCCCGGCCGGTTGCATACGCGATCGAGGCGGACGTCTACGTGGGACGCGGCCCGGACCCCGCCGTCGTGCTGGCCGAGCGACGGCGCGATCTCGACGCCGCGATCGACGCGGCACGCCGGCTCAAGCTCGGGATGGCGCGATCGGCGATCGCGGGCGCGCTGCATCCGCGCGGCAGCAGCGTCGCGCGCGTCGATCTGAAAGCTCCGCTGGGCGACGTAACGTGCAACGGGCAGGAGTTCGCCGATTGCACGTCCGTCGTCCTGAATCTGAAGGTGCTCGATGAGTGAACGTCTATTGCCGTCGAATCAGACGCCGCTCGAAGCCGCGCTCGCGCGCGTGCTGCGGCCGAGCGTCGATCCGGAGATCCTGCGCACGCTGATGGACGTCGATCGATGTCCGGCCGCATTCCTGCCGTGGCTCGCATGGTCGGTCGCCGTCGACGGGTGGGAGTTGGCCGAGTCGGACGACGCGCGGCGTGCGCTGATCAAAGGCTCGTTGGCGTTGCATCGCAGGAAGGGCACGCCGTGGGCCGTCCGCGAAATCGTTCGGCGGCTCGGCTTTGGCGAAATCGAGATTCAGGAAGGGCGGGTCGCGAAGCGTCGCGACGGCACCGCGCGGCGGGACGGCAACTACGTTCATGGCCGCGCAAGCGCGTGGGCCGAGTACATCGTGATGCTGAAGCAGCCGATCACGCGCGGTCAAGGGCAGGCGCTGATGCGCGCGATCGAGCGCTACGCGCCCGCGCGCAGTCAACTGGTGAAGCTCGACTATTCGGCGATTGCGATCCGCCATAACGGCACGGCCGTCCGCAACGGCCAATATTCTCGGGGAGTGGTAGCAGCATGGCAAACCTGAAAGAACAAGCCCAATGGGAAGACGGCGTATATCAATTGGAGACGTCGGATCCGGTGATAGGTGGCCCGGATGGGATCGACAACCTGCAAGCGAAGCAACTGGCCAATCGCACGAAGTATCTCAAGCAACAGCAGGAGTCGCATGCGTCCGCCGTCGATCCGCATCCTCAATACGCGACGAAAACCGATCTTTCGCAGCGGTTGGCGGATCTGGTCGGCCAGTCTCCGTCGACGCTCGACACGTTGAACGAGCTTGCGAAAGCGCTCGGGAATGATCCGAACTTCGCGACGACGATGACGAACGCATTGTCTCAGAAGGCGCCGCTGGATTCCCCGACGTTCACTGGCGCACCGAAAGGGACCACGCCAGCTCCGCTCGACAGCAGTACGAGAATGGCGACCACCGAGTTCGTCAGGCGCGCGCTCGGGAATGTGAATTTCGCGTCATACATTTCGTCGCAGAAGCTCACGGCATCGCAAGCGGGAAGCTGCATCAATTTCTGGGGAGGCGCTGCGGCGACGTTCGCCTTGCCGGCCGTGTCGACCATGCCGCTTGGGGGCACGTTCCTGTTCAACAACAGCAGCGACGCCCCTTTGACGATCGTTCGCGACGGCAACGATTCGATTCTCCTGAACGGAGGGAATCCGAGCGCGACGTTGACGCTCGGGGATAGTTTGCTCCTCGTCGCTGTCCCGCCAGGACAGTGGATCGCAGCCGGCGGTAGCGCGCAGTTGCCGTTCTCGTCGGTCATGGCCGGTCCGAACTGGTCGACCGCGTCGCAGTTCGACAACTCCGCCCGCCTCGCGACGACCGCATTCGTGCAGCGTGCGCTCGGCAGTTTCTCGGGAGCGGTCGATGCGGAAGGCGCGATCACGCTGAAAGCCGGACAGGCGGGGATGGTCGTCTATAGCACCAAGTCGCCGACCGTCACGCTTCCGTTGGTCTCGACCGTTCCCGAGGGCGCGGCGTTCTTTATTGCTGCGGCGGGCACGATCGTGACGCAAGGCAGCGACGTGATTTACAACGCGAGCGGCAGCGCGGTGGGAGCGTCGTATGTCACGGGGCCGACCCCGACGTCGACGGCCCCCGCGCTGGTCGTCCGAAACGGGGGCGTGTGGCAGATTCTCATGGGTTCGTCTGCCCTCAAGGGGGACAACCTGTTCGCCGCGACGCTGGCGATACCGGGATTCTCGAAATTCCCGAACGGGCTGATTTTGCAGTGGGGCAGCTTCATGTCGTCAGGCACGGGTAATCCCAACGCCACAGTGACGTTCCCGATTGCCTTCCCGAATGCGTGTCTGGGGCTGTCGCCCACGATCGGCGGCGGCTCGATCGGCAATTTCACGGTGCAGACCTACGCCGCATTCAGGACCGGCGCGACCTTGAGTTGCCAGAACAACGCTGGCATGTCGGGCGGCGTAGGCGGCAATTATTTCGCGATTGGATTTTGACTCAGGAGTGGGACAGTGGCTCAGAAATTCGCGGCACATGATTCGAAGAATTTCATCACGGCGTTTTACGACAGCGTGGACAGCCCCGCGCCGGCGGGCGTGACGTGCACCGAGATCACGGATGAGCAATGGAAGATGCTGCTCGACGGCGAGTCGCGGGGCAAGCGCATGGCGCTGGACGATAGCGGCGTGCCGGTGCTGCTGGATCCGCCGCCGCCGACCATCGAACAGATCATCGTGAGCAATACGGCGATGCGTGATCGGCTGCTGGAGCGCGCGAGCGTCGCCCTGACGCCGTTACAGACGGCGATCATGCTGGGAGACGCAACCGACAGTGAGGCGCAGCAGGCCCGCGCATGGATCGCGTACACGCGTGCGCTCAAGGGGATCGATCTGACGCGGCGCGAGCTGACATGGCCCGAGCAACCCGAGATGGCACGCGAACGCAGCTCGTCGACGCGACCCTAGTAGCCGCCGCTTACTCGCAATCGAAGCCGCTTACCCAAGCGGCTTTTTCTTTTTTGGAGACCTGAATGGGTGCTACCTCGTTTTATCACGGCGTGACGACGACGATCGTCGACGTCGGCCCGCGCACGATCGCCGTGCCGTCGTCGTCGGTGGTCGGCCTCGTCGACACGTACGCGCCGGGCGCGGATCTCGTGCAACCGGACGTGCCGGTGCGGCTCACGAACGAACACGACGCGGCGCAGGCGTTCGGCGAGCACAGCGCCGTCGCGCGAGCCGCGCGCGCGATCTTCGCGCAGAGCAAGGCGGCGATCGTTGCGGTCGGCGTCGAGAAGAAGGGCGACGCCGCGCAGCTCGCGACCGACGTGATCGGCGGCGTTTCGGCGGCCGGCAGGCGGACTGGCCTGCAAGCGCTGCTCGATGGGAAATCGCTGTTCAACCTGCAACCGCGCCTGTTGATCGCGCCGGGCCATACGTCGAAGCAGGCGGTGGCGACGGCGGCCGACGCGCTCGCGAACAAGTTGCGCGCGGTCGCGATCGTCGACGGGCCGAACACCGACGACGAAGCCGCGATCGCCTACGCAAAGAACTTCGGCAGCAAACGGCTGTATCTGGTCGATCCGGGCGTGCGCTACTGGGACACGGGCGCGAACGTCGACGCCGATGCGCCGGCGTCCGCGTACGCGGCCGGCATGTTCTGCCAGACGGACGCCGCGATCGGCTTCTGGGCGTCGCCGTCGAACAAGGAAATCGTCGGGATCACGGGCACGAGCCGGCCGATCGAGTTCCTCGACGGCGACGAGACGTGCCGCGCGAACCTGCTGAACAACGCGTTCGTCACGACGATCATTCGCGACGGCGGTTTCAGGCTGTGGGGCAACCGCACGCTGTCGGCCGATCCGAAATGGTCGTTCGTCACGCGCGTGCGCACGCTCGACATCGTCATGGATGCGGTGCAGGCGGGCCACAAGTGGGCGGTCGACCGCGGCATCACGGCGACCTACGTGAAGGACGTCACGGAAGGGCTGCAAGCGTTCATGCGCGATCTGCGCACGCAGGGCGCGATCATCAATTTCGAGGTCTACGCGGATCCGCGCCTGAACAGCGCGAGCCAACTCGAACAGGGCAAGGTGTACTGGAACATCCGGTTCACCGACGTTCCGCCCGCCGAAAACCCGATCTTCCGCTTCGAGGTCACGAATCAGTGGCTCGCGGAAGTGCTCGATACCCAATCGTAGGAGGTGAACCTTGGTTCCGGAAACGCTTTTCAATCTCGCGATGTACGTCGACGGTCGCGGCTTCGTCGGTCGCACGACCGAGGTGACGCCGCCGAAGCTGAAGATCAAGACGGACGACTTCCGCGCGGGCGGCATGGACGCGGCGGTGAAGACCGACCAAGGCATGGAGGCGCTCGAAGCGTCGTTCGCGATGTCGACGCTGGAGCGCGATGTGCTGAAGTTCTTCGGCATCGCGGACGGCACCGCGTTCAACGCGACGTTTCGCGGGTCGTTCCGCGACATCAAGGGCGGCTCGAAAGCCGTTGCCGTTCATATGCGCGGCATGCTGACCGAGGTCGATTCCGGCTCGTGGAAGCCGGGCGAGAAGGCTGAAATCAAATACGCCGCGTCGCTGAACTACTACAAGCTGGAGATCGCGGGCGCGGTCATGCATGAGATCGACGTCTTCGGCTTCGTGCGCGTGATCGACGGCGTCGATCAGCTCGCGCAGGTGCGCCGCGATCTCGGCATGTGACGCGCGGCAAAGCAACTTTGAACCCAAGGGGCGCGTCGTGCGCCCCTTTTTACATTTCGAGGAAACCCGATGGACACGATCACGATCAAGCTCGAATACCCGATCACGCTCGACGGCGTGCTGCGCGACACGCTGACGATGCGCCGCCCGAAGGTGCGCGACGTGCGCGGCGCGAGCAAGCGCGCGCAGGACGACGACGAACTGCGCGAGATCACGCTGTTCGCGATGCTCGCCGACGTTGCGCCCGACGAGCTGGAGCAGATGGACATGGCCGACTACGTGGCGATGCAGCGCGCGTACGACTCCTTTCGAACCTCTGGCCCGATTGCACGAAAAGACCGTCAAGGCGATGGCGAAGCGCCTGCTGCGTGAGTGCGCGGTGAGCCCTCAGGCGGTCGACGATCTGACGCTTGAGGATCTGGTGTGGTGGTTGACGGACTGATGTGACAGGGAGCGGAGATGGCACGCGAAATCGCGTTGGGGATCGTGATCGGCGGGGCGGTATCCGCGACGTTCGGCAAGGCGATCTCCGATACGCAATCGAAGATCGTCGGGCTGCGCAAGACGGCCGCCGAAAAGGGCATGTGGCAGCGCCAGATCGGCGAGACAATCAAGTTACAGGACGAGTTCCGCCGCCTGCATCGTGCGGGCGACAGTGCGGCCGAGACGATCCGGCGCAAGCTGGACTCGAATCTGCGGACGTTGCGCGACGCCGGCATCGAGGTGGACCGGCTTGATCGCGCGTATGCGCGGCTTGGCCGCACCGCGCGCGGGCTCGAATTGCGCGCGATGGGGCACGAGCGCCTGAGCGGCGGCCGGGAGGCGATGCGCGGCGCGATCGGCGATTCGATGAAGCTGACCGCCGCGATCGCGGTGCCGACGATGGTGTCGGCGCAGTATCAGGCGATCATCCGCGACATCGCGATCAAGGCGGGCATCGCGCGCACGGGCGAAGAGCGCGCGATGTCCGACCGGATTCGACGCGATGCATCGGCCAACGGGATGAACCGCAACGAACTGGCCGAGGCGGTGAACCAGATGGTGGCGGCCGGGATGGACGTCGACCGGGCGCTCGGCTTTGCGCCTGCCGTCGCGAAGTTCTCGATCGGCCAAGGTGCGACGAGCGTCGAGACGGCGAAGATGATTCAGGCGCTGGAGCAAAACGCGGACATCAAGGATCCGGCCGCGATGCTCAAGGCGCTGGAGGCGATCGCGTATCTCGGCAAGGAAGGTTCGTTCGAGTCGGTCGACATGGCCCGCTGGTTCCCGGTGCTGCTCGCCGAAATGAAGAAGATCGGCATCACGGGGCAGGATTCGGTGACGCAGTTGGGCGCGATGCTTCAGGTGCAGATGAAGACGGCGGGCAACGCCGACGAAGCCGCGAACAACCTGAAGAACTGGTTCTCGAAGATCGGCTCGGGCGAGACGGAACGCAACTACAAGAAAGCCGGCGTCGACTACGAAGCGAAGATGAAGGAGGCGATCGGCAAGGGCTGGTCGACGCTCGAAGCGTCGTTCGTGCTCGCGCGCGCGTACATCGAGCGGGTGGATCCGGCGAAGGCGAAGCAGTTGGCCGAGGCGGCGAAGTCGATCAACGCCGAACTGGATCCGGCCAAGCGCCAGAAGCAGATCCGCGCGTTCGAAGAGACGATGAAGACGGGCGACCTATTCAACGACATGCAGGTGAAGGCGGCGCTCACCGCGTACTTGCAGAACGCCGATCTCTACTCGAATCTGAAGCGCAACGCCGCATCGGCGAGCGGCGAGATCGAGAAGGATCTCAAAGACCGCCGCGACGCGTCCAAGCAGATCTGGAAAGAAGTTGCGGATCAGTGGGACGAGGCAATGCGCAGCATCGGCGACGCACTGCGTCCCGTGACGGATATTGCGGGCGAGCAGGCGAAGAAGGCGGGCGGCAAGGTGCGCGATATCGTCGATGCGTCGCCACGTGCGGCGGCGGCTGTCATCGGCGTCGCGGGCGCGGCGATCGCGTATCGCGGTGCGCGTGCGGCGTGGTCGATTGGTCGCGGCGTGCTCGATGTCGCGCGTGGTGGTTGGTTGGCGCGAGGCGGCGAGCGCAGCGGGAAGGGCGGCAAGGGAGCGAAGCCGGGGCGCGGCGCTCAGGCGCTCGATGCGCTGGGCGCGGCGGCCAGCGGCGTGCAGCGTGTCTTCGTCGTCAACATGCCGGGCGGCGGCATCGGCGGCGGATCCGTCGGCGATCTGATCGAGGGTGCGGCAGGTGTGGCGAGCGGCAGGGCGGGCAAGACCGGGCGCTTCGGGCGGCTTGGCCGGGCGCTAGGCGGGATTGCCGGCCGCGTGTTGCCGTATGCCGGCAAGATCGCGCTCGCCGGGACGGTGCTGAAGCTCGGGCTCGCCGCGAAGGACGCATACGCGGTCGCGGCCGGCGACGATCCGCGCGCGCGGAAGGCGGAGAGCTTCGCGGGCATCGGCGGCAGTCTCGCGGGCGGCGTCGTCGGCGCGAAGCTCGGCGCGTCGATCGGCGCGTTCGGTGGGCCGCTTGGCGCTGCGATCGGCGGCGTCGCGGGCGGGGCGATCGGCACCTTCGCCGGCCAGAAGCTGCTCGGCGCACTCACGCGATGGGCGTTTCAGCAGCGCGGCGACACGCCCGAAGCCGCGCGCGCGGTCGCGAATGCGAAGGCGCTCGTCGAGCCCGGCGTCGCCGAGCGGCGCGCGTTCAAGGTCGAGCAGCAAAACAGCTTTGCGCCGGTCTTCAACATCAAGCTGGAGGGCGGCTCGGATCAGGAGATGGCCGACCGGCTGCTCGCACGTATCAATCCGCAGATCCAACGGGCGATGACCCAATCGATGAACAACAACAACCGGTCGGCGCTGTTCGATGCGCCGCACCTGTAGGAGCGCCGATGGATTTCGTGAAGAGCATCACGCAGGCGGCGACGCAGGCCAGCATCGCGGCCGAGCGCGTGCAGCACGTGAGCCGTGTCTACGAGCGCAACCGCGCGGCGAGCCAGAACACGGTCGACACGTTGACGAAGCTTGCGACGGGGAACCTGACGTCAGCCGCCGAGTTGCTGAACGGCGCGAGCAGTGCGCTGTCGGTCGCGACCGATCTGAGCCCGAAGGTCGGCGAGGTGACGCGCGGGTTTCGCGCGACGGCGGGCGCGGTCGGCAGCGTGCTGCGGATCGCGAACGCGTCGAACCATCCGCAGATCCACGCGGCGGCGCAGACCGTGACGACGGCGCTGAAGGGTGTCGAGACGCAGTTCGCCGCCGTCGTCGGCACCGACACGGCGAAGGCCGTCAAATCGGTGTTGCAGGCGACCGGGCTCGGCGCGGTGTTCGATGTATTGGGCGGCGACGCTGCGTCGGCTATCCCTCATCTGCTGACGCTGACGACCGAGGAAGGGCGGCGCTTCAACTTCGGGCTGTCGACGGCCGCGTTCGACAAGCTGCGGCGCACGACGCGCTACAAGGTCGCGTCGCAAGAGCGCCTGAACCGGCCGGAGGCGTTGCAGGCGGTGAGCCAGGGCGGCGAAACGATTGTGCTGTCCGGCGTCGTGTTCGCGGCGCTCGGGGCGGGCGCGCGCCAGTTGGAGGCATTGCGCGCGATCGGCGGGCGAATGAAGCCGGTGCAGCTCACGGCAGGCACGGGCGACGTGCTCGGGCGCTGGTATCTGCAAAGTGTCGAGGAAGAACAGGAGGCGCTCATGTCGGACGGAGCGCCGCGCAAGCAAACCTTCAGTCTGGAGTTTGGCCGCTATGGCGAGGACTTTAAGAACATCTGACGGCGACGTGCTCGACACGCTCTGCTATGCCGCCTACGGCACGCTGAGCGGGACCGTCGAAGCCGTCTACGAGGCGAATCCGGGCCTCGCGCGCGAGCCGCAGCCGTTCCGCGCAGGCGTGTTGATCACGTTGCCGGATCTCGACGCGCCGCGCGACGAGCCGATACAGCTCTGGTCGTGAGGGCGGGCGATGCAGGCGATATTCCAGATCATCGCGAACGGCGCGGACATCACGCGCACGATTCAGGATCGCGTGCTGCGGATCCGGACGACGGACAAGCCCGGCCTCGAGGCGGACGAGTGCGAGATCGAGCTCGACGACCGTGACGGCGTGATCCGCTTTCCGCCGAAGGGCGCGACGCTGAAGATCTCGCTCGGCTGGGCGGGGCAAGGGCTGTCGTTGCTCGGCGAGTACGCGATTGACGAGATCGTGTTGCGCGGGCCGCCGGCGACGGTGGCGATCCGGGGGCGGCCGGCGAACCTGCGGGCGACGTCGAAGACGCACCGCTACGGCAACTGGTCGAATGCGAAGCTTGCCGACGTCGTCGGCGACATCGCGCGGCGCAACAAGTGGGCGGCCGCGTGCTCGATCGACGTCGTCGTGCCGCGCGCGGACCAGTTCGGCGAAAGCGATCTGCACTTCGTCACGCGGATCGCGCGGCAGTACGGAGCGACGGCGACCGTGAAGGCCGGCAAGCTGATCGTCACGCCGATCGGCGGCGGCAAGAGCGCGAGCGGCAAGGTGTTGCCGGCGCTCTTGCTCACGCCGGAGCAACTGATCGACTACGAGATCGCGTTTCCGGATCGCGCGAGCTTCGCGGCGGTGCGCACGAAGGTGCATGACGCGAAGTCGGGCAAGAAGATCGATCTCGTGATCCCGAATCCGGATGCGCCGCCCGGTGCGGCGGCCGTGCATACCGAACGGCACGCGTTCGCGAGCCCGCAGGCGGCGAAGGCCGCCGCATCCGCGCGGCTGGCGAAGCTGAACCGGCACACGGCCACGAGCCGCTTGCGGATGCTCGGCCGCGCCGACGTGTCGGCGGAAAAGACGGTGACGCTGAAGGGCTTCAAGCGCGATGCGGACGGCGATTTCCTCGTCGAGTCGGTGACGCACGAATACGCCGGCCGCAGTTGGGAGACGGAAGTCGTGCTCAACGCCGGCAACAAGGGCAAGGCGAAAGCCGGACACGGCAAGAAGCGGGCGAAGAAGATCAATCTCGTCATTCCCGCGCCGCAGCGGTAACGCGGACGCCGGGCATGCAGCAGAGCCGCTCACGGGCAACCGGAGCGGCTCTTTCTACTTGTGGAGTCAATCACTGTGAAAAGCGAAATTGCGGCGAGCGCTGCGAAAAGCGCCCCGCCGGTTGCGTCGTCGCTGTGGCTGTGGGCATCGGGGCACGATGCGAACTGGTGGGCGTCGCTGCTCGTGTCGATTCTGACGGGCGGCTACATCTGCCTTCAGTGCTACTACCTGATCAAGAACAAGGGGCGTCGAGGTGGCAAGCATGGCTAAGTTGCCGAAGAAGACGCTCGCCGGCGTCGTCGGCGCGATCGCGGCCGGCGTGCTGGCCGTGGTCGTGCCGAAGTTCGAGGGCGTCAAGCTGGCGGGCTACCTCGATCCGGTCGGCATTCCGACGAAGTGCATGGGCGATACGCGCGACGTCATCGTCGGCAGGACATACAGCGAGGCCGAGTGTCGCCAGTCGCTCGAAACGCAATTGATCGCGCACGCTGAACCCGTGCTGCGTTGCACGCCGGGGCTGAAAGATCGTCCGTATCAGCTCGCGGCGGCCGTCAGCTTTGCATACAACGTCGGCGCGAACGCCTACTGCGCCAGCACGACGGCGAGGCGCTTCAACGCGGGCGACCTGCGCGGCGCGTGCCGCGCGATCAACGAAGCCGACGACGGCCGCCCGCAATGGGTAACGGCGCGGGGCCGGGTGTTGTCCGGTTTGGTGAAGCGGCGGGCGGAAGAGCGCGCGATTTGCGAGCGGGGGCTGTGATGCCGAAAGCAGCTTCGTATCTGCTGGCCGCGCTACTTGGCATGGCGGCTGGCGCGGGCGCCGAGTACCTGATCAGCGCACATCGGCTTGCCGACGAGCAGGCCGCGCGGGCGCTCGACGCGCAGCGGCATGCCGAAGCGTTGGGCACGATCTCGCGCGCCGCGCTTGATGCCGAGCAGCGCGCGATCGCCGCGCACGATGCCGCTGCGTCGGCGGTGGCCGCCGTCGACCAACGAACCACGAAGGAGAGGAACGAGCATGAAGCAGAGAGTCGCAGCCTGCGGGCTGCTCTTGCCGCTGGCACTGAGCGGCTGCGCGTCGCCGTCCGACACTGCACGGCAGCCGGTGGCGACGGCGTGCCCGGCGCTTCCAGCGCCACCGGCGTGGGCGATGGTGCCGCCGCCTATGCAGACGTCGACGCAGCGGTTGCGGAACGCGTTTTCGGCGTCGCCGGCGACGATCAGCGCGAGATCGACAAACTGACGGCCCTACAGGGCTACGTATGTGCAGTGCGGCCCGAAACGCCGGGCTGCGACCAGAAGTAACGAGAAACAGGGCGACCGGCGTGCGTGCGGGAACACGCGAGCCGGTCGCCTTTCCACTGATAGCGCCAGTGAATCGGCCAAGGCCCTGCTACCTACCGGTAGGCGGGCCGGATTCTACACCAAGTTTAAAAACGGCTTTCACCATGGCAAATCCCATCATCCCTTGGATCGGCGGCAAGCGTCGACTCGCTGACCACATCATCCCGCGCTTTCCGAAGCACGACTGTTACGTCGAGGTTTTCGCGGGCGGGGCGGCGCTGTACTTCATGCGACCGCCGGCCAAGGTCGAGGTGATCAACGATATCAACGGCGAACTGGTGAACCTGTATCGCGTCGTTCAGCACCATCTCGAAGAGTTCGTGCGTCAGTTCAAATGGGCGCTGACGAGCCGGCAGGTGTTCGAGTGGCTGAAGCACACGGTCCCGGAAACCCTCACCGATATCCAGCGTGCGGCGCGGTTCTACTACCTGCAAAAAAGTTGCTTTGGCGGGAAGCTCGAAGGGCAGACGTTCGGAACGGCGACGACTACGGTGCCGGGCCTGAACCTGCTGCGCATCGAGGAGGAGCTATCAGCGGCGCACATTCGCCTTGCGAATGCGTACATCGAGCGGCTCGATTGGGCGACGTGCATCGATCGTTACGATCGGCCGTACACGCTGTTCTACCTTGATCCGCCGTACTTCGAGACTGAAGGGTACGGCGTTGCGTTTCCGTTCGAGGAATACGAGAAAATGGCCGAGCGGCTTCGATCGATCAAGGGACGAGCGATCGTCAGCCTCAAC